CATTTTTTTATCTTTTCATGTATTAACTTGGATTGGAATCGCTATACTCGCGTCTCAGATTCAAGGATGGAAGAAAGAGATAAGACAACATATTGATTACGATAGTAGTCTAAGAGCTATGAGGAAAGATCGTAGAAATAAATAAATAAATTATGGAGATAATATATAATGAGTTATTTGAAAAGCTTAATAAAAACAACAGGTAATGAGTTCGCTTCTATTGTAGAAGACGGAGTACAAGCGGCCGATGTCAGTGGATACATTGATACAGGTTCTTATATTTTTAACGCACTCTTGTCTGGTTCAATATACGATGGATTACCCAACAACAAGATCACGGCATTAGCTGGTGAGTCCGCGACAGGTAAAACATTCTTCGCACTAGGAATGTGTAAACAATTCTTAAACGATAATCCCGATTCCGCGGTTATCTATTTCGAATCTGAAAGTGCAATCACAAAAGACATGATCGAGGAAAGAGGAATTGATTCTTCAAGAATCGTCATTGTACCTGTAACGACAGTACAGGAGTTTAGAACTCAATCGATTAAGATTCTTGATCAATACACTAAGGATAAGTCAGACATGAAAATGTGTTTTGTACTTGATTCACTAGGTATGTTATCAACAACTAAAGAGATTGATGATACAGCTTCTGGAGCAGAGACTAAAGACATGACTAGAGCACAGTTAGTCAAAGGTACATTCAGAGTATTAACTCTCAAACTAGGAAGAGCTGGTGTTCCACTCATCGTAACTAATCATACTTATGATGAAATGGGTTTGTTCGCGAAGAAAGTAATGGGTGGAGGTTCGGGTCTCAAGTACGCCGCTTCATCAATTATATTCTTGTCTAAGAAAAAAGAGAAAGATGGAAAAGATGTTATTGGAAATATTGTTCATTGTAAGAATGAGAAATCAAGACTTACTATTGAGAACAAAATGGTTGATGTGATGTTATCATACGAAACAGGTTTAGATAGATACTATGGATTGTTAGAACTAGCAGTCAAGTATGGTATCTTTAAACAATCATCAACAAGAATAGAATTACCCGATGGTACAACACAATTTGGTAAAACTATTAATAACAATCCCGAGAAGTATTTTACAGAAGAAGTACTTTTACAATTAGACGAAGCATCAAAAAAAGAATTTAAATATGGCAACACGATTAGAACAAACGATACTGAAGAATCTGATTCAGAATGATCAATTTATAAGAAAGACCTTACCTTACATTAAGAGTGAGTTCTTTCAAGAAAGAGACGAGGAGTTTCTTTTTAAACAGATTCGAGAATATTTTTTAAAGTATCAAACACAACCCACAACCGAAGCTCTCATCATTGATATTGATGAGGTCGAGGGTGTAGACCAACAACTTATCTCAGATTCAATGAATTTGATTAAAGATATTAAACTGGATACATCCGAAACACCCGATGAATGGTTATTAGACATGACTGAAAAGTGGTGTAAAGATAGAGCAGTATACAATGGTGTAATGAGTTCTATCGCTATCATTCAAGACGCGGAAGGTCAGAAGGGAGAAATTCCAGAGATTCTTAGAGAAGCTTTATCAATCTCGTTCGATAGTAATATCGGACATGATTTTATTGAAGACTGGGATGAAAGATATGAGTTCATGCACAGAGAGGAAGAGAGAATTCCTTTTGATTTAGACTTGATGAATAAGATTACCAAGGGTGGTCTTCCTAATAAGACATTAAATATCTGTATGGCTGGTACTGGTGTAGGTAAATCATTGTTTATGTGTCACATGGCATCAGCGGCTCTTCTTCAAGGTAAGGATGTTCTATACATTACAATGGAAATGGCAGAAGAGAAAATCGCTGAAAGGATTGACGCGAATCTACTGGACATATCATTAAACGCTTTGGGTGATCTACCGAAATTAATGTATGAGAAAAAGATTACGAGAGTCAGAGAAAAGACTAAAGGTAAACTTATCATTAAAGAGTATCCAACAGCGACAGCTCACAGTGGACACATAAGACATTTACTACAGGAACTTGACCTCAAGAAAACATTCAAACCACAAATTATCTTTATCGATTATTTAAATATATGTTCTTCATTCAGAGTTAGACCAGGCAGTAATGTGAATTCTTATACACTGATTAAGAGTATCGCGGAAGAACTAAGAGGACTAGCAGTAGAGTTCGATGTACCAATCATGTCCGCGACCCAAACAAACAGAACAGGTTTCACTTCAACCGATGTTGGACTTGAAGATACCTCAGAATCCTTTGGACTACCCGCGACCGCGGATTTCATGTTCGCGTTGATCTCTACAGAAGATATGGAAGAACTCGATCAAGTGATGGTTAAACAGTTAAAGAATAGATACAATGACCCAGCTTTTCACAAAAGATTCGTCTTGGGTGTAGACAGGTCTAAGATGAGACTATATGACTGTGAACAATCAGCTCAAGATGAACTGGTTGACATCGGCCCTATTATGGATCAGACCTCAACAGGTAAAAGAATATCATCCGAGAAACAGGAAAACTTCAAGTATTAATACTTGACACCACCTGTACAATAATGGTATACTATGTACATAGTTTGATAATAAAGAGGAAAAATAATGGCAGATAAAGATATAAGACAAGTATTTCTTGACATGGACGGTGTATTAGCCGACTTCGAGTTGGGATTACAAGAAATGTTAGGACATAAGATTGACCTTAAAGGTGTTTCTGATGTATACGATAACAGAAAAAGAGAGTTGACAGCCAAACATTTATTCAGAAATTTAAAACCTATGCCGGACGCTTGGAAACTCATTGATTGGGCTCTAAACTCAGGTATACATACCGAAATCTTAACGGCTGCTGGTACTGTAAACAGAACAATTGTCATTAAAGATAAAATCGAATGGATAAAAGAACACTGTACAGATAACTGGGTTATAATTCCCACATTTAAAGGTAGTCAAAAAGCGGCCTTCGCTCACCCGAAAGCTATACTAGTTGACGATAGAGAAAAAAACATAGAATTGTTCAACAAAGCTGGTGGTATCGGTATTCTACATACTACGGCCGAAGATACAATAAATAAATTAAATGACGCCCTCAACACTTAATGAATTAGATGGTACAATAAAGAGTAAATCTTTAGTGGAACTTCTTAGCAAGAAAGTTGAGTTGAAAAAAGAATTAATAATTCTTAAAAAATTACACAAAGATGTAAAAAAACAGGAAGAATTGGTCGAATCTATCACTCAGATAGAAAAGTTCCTATCTATTCACAGAATTCAAAAATAGTATTAACATAAATACTAGTATGAAATCATTCTCACAATTAAGCGAAATTCATGACGCCGACACTAAGTTGGATCGATTAGGTCATCCAGTCAAGTTAAATAAAAAAAGATTAGATCAATTAAAGGGTGATTATTCAGCTTACGCTGACTTAGATTTCGATCAATGGAGAGGGTTTCCTTTTCCTAAAAATACATCCACTCAAACTTTAAACGAACTTAAATACTTAATATCATTAGGTGAGTTCAGACACGATTGGCAAGAAGAAATGATCATGTATGATCTTAAAGTCATAAAACCATTTAAAGATTACTTGGAAGAATATGGTATAGAGGTAGACTTTGTCCGAATCAAATCTTTGATGGATCAAACATCTCCAGTAATATTATCATTAAAGAGATTCTATAATAGACCTAGACCACAAATTCTAGCTAAAGAACTAGGATTAGAAATGACCTTCTTCCCATTAAAGACTTCAAACACACCTTCATACCCATCGGGACATGCCACACAGGGATGTCTAGTAGCGAATTTGGTGGCAGATGAAATCCCATTAGAACATAGAAAAAATGTATTAGATTTAGGAAAAAGAATCGGGGAGAGTCGACAGATAGCTGGAGCTCATTATCAGTCTGATACACAATTTGGAATTAAATTGGGTGAAGAACTTTATCGTTTATCAAAAACCAGACAAGAACCAGATTTAACATTAGAAATGGTTGAGTCATTAGAGTTTGATGATGGTGATGAACTGGAATTCGCGATGGATGTGGTAGCTGACATCGATAAACAAATTAGTTCTATCAATGGTGATGTCTCTATCGATCCTAGACCCAAGAAAACTAATAGTAAAAGAATTGGTATACAGATAATATTACCAGGCCTCCAAAGAGCCAAGTTCGCGTCATTAGCTAATAGTATAGTCACGGGTGATAAAGATTTAGAAAAGTTAGACCCAGTTTCCGACAGAATGACAAAAGATTTTGTTATTTTACACAAAGACCTACAACGAAAAATATATGTAACAACAAGACCAGACGGTCAACGAGGTGGAGGGGCGAAAGCTGATCCAAATGAATTGATGACCGCGGCGTTGTGTACAATGTCTTCTGTACCGACAGTAGAAACAATAGAAGATTTAGATAAACTAATCGAGAAGGTTAAAGAGGTTATTAAGACAGGTAAAGTTATAGGATACACATCACTCGAAGAAGAATCCCTAGAGGCTAATTATGATAACCTATTAAAAGGAATATCAGCCGCCGAAGTTATAATGAAGAAGGGATGGAACTCAGCTAACAAAGTTTATTTAACTGGTAAGGCTTGGAGTGATGATGTAAAACAATTTCAAATGACTAAGTATGGTATGAAAGACTTCAACGCTTCTGATTTTATTATCAAGAAGGGTGATAAGTTTCTTGGTGTATCATTAAAGAAAAAGAGGTCGACAAATACA